TGGAGTTATTAATGTAACAGGAAATGTTACCGGTGGAGCAGCTGGAGCAACATATGGTATTGCTAATTCTAGCACCGGTTTAGTTAACGTAACAGGAAATGTAAATGGAGGCAGTGCAAATACGTGCCATGGTATTAATAATGCTTCAATAGGCACAGTTAATGTTACTGGAATAGTAACAGCAGGTTCTACAACTGGTACCGGTATCAATTCAACCACAGCAGGTATAATAAACGTAATAGGGCAATTACAAGCAACAACCTCATCAAATGCAGTCTCATCCACCTCAACTACAGCAACCAACATATTTTCAGGCCCATTAATCAACTCAGGTTCACGTAATGCAATATATTGTTATAATGTACAAATATATGATGATGTAATAACACGTTACGTAATTGGAGTATCTGGTTCAAACGATACAATTACTTTATATTCACCTGATCAAGTTACAGGTGTACCTTCAGGCTCAGATGTACGTGTAGGTACAATTTATGGACCTGGAAATGAATTGACAGGTTCAATGTATGTACCACATCCAAATTCCGTTTCAATTGGTGTAGCAGTAGACAATACAACTGGGTCAGCTATTGTAAAACCTGAAGATTTATGGAATATGGCTATAACAGAACTAACTTCATCAAATTCAATTGGACAACGTTTATCTTCAACAATTACATCAGCTTCTATGGCTGCAATTGTAACTTCATTTGGTAGTTAATATTTATAACAAAATATCCAACCATGAATATTCCAATTTGGCCAGGTTCAAGTAGTTTCTTTCCAGGCGATACACCCTTTGGCTTCTATGATAATGATTATCAATTTCAACAAGATGCTGATAAGTTTGCAAAATTTGCTGCTCAACGTTTGGGGTATCCTTTAGTTGAAGTTGAACTTCAAGATATCAACTTTTATACAGCACTTGAAGATGCTGTAACAACTTATGGAAATGAAATATATGCTTACCAAGTAGCAGATAATTTATTGTCTTTTCAAGGAAACCCATTAACAATTGCTGCTCCAAATAATAAACTTGTTCAAGAAAACTTATCAAATATAGTTTTACTTTCAAACCAATACGGAACAGAAGCAGGTGTAGGAGGTAAAGTAACTTACTATTCAGGTTCAATTGATCTTATAGCAGATCAGCAAAATTATGACATGAATACATGGGCTATTTCACAAAGTATTTCAGGTGGAATTGAAATCAGAAGAATATATTATGAATCTCCCCCAGCAATTACAAGATACTTTGATCCATATGCAGGTACTGGTACAGGTATGATGCAAATGTTAGATAGTTTTGGATGGGGATCATATTCTCCCGCTATTAACTTTATGTTAATGCCTATAAATTACGATTTACAGAAAATACAAGCAATTGAATTTAACGATCAAATTAGAAAATCACAGTACACTTTTGAACTTGTTAACAATCAATTAAAATTGTTTCCAATCCCACGAAACGCTTATAAACTTTGGTTCCAATATGTTAAATTAAGTGAAACTAGACAACCATATGCTGATATAAGTGGTAGTGTGATAACAAATGTAGCGGACGTTCCGTATGAAAATCCAACTTACAGTAATATAAATTCAATTGGTCGTTCTTGGATATTTGAATATGCTTTAGCAATTTCAAAAGAAATGCTAGGATATATTAGAGGTAAATACTCAACAATTCCAATCCCAGGATCTGAAGTAACTTTAAATCAATCTGATTTAATTTCAGCAGCTACAAGTGAAAAAACAGCTTTAATTGAGCGTTTAAGAGCATATTTAGACACAACTTCACGTAAAGCTTTACTTGAAAAGAAAGCACTTGAAGCAGAAAGCCAACAAAAGACAATTAATTACGTACCAATGACAATTTTTATAGGATAATTATGATAGGAATATATAAAATAACTAATCCAAACGGGAAGATTTATATAGGTCAAACTACTAATCATATAGTTAGATGGAAAAAATATGAAAAAATGCATTGTAAAGACCAACCTAGCCTATATAATTCATTAAAAAAATACGGCCCTGAAAAACATATATTTGAAGTAATAGAAGAATGCCATGTAGAGCAACTTGATGAAAGGGAAATTTTTTGGGGGGAACATTATAATGTTCTTTCGAATAAACATTTAAACAATCGTTTGGGTAGAGGATATGGCTCATACGATAGTGAAGAAACTAAACTTAAAAAATCCCTTTGTCATAAGGGTAGATCAAATTACTGGTTTAAAGGAAAATCTTTATCTCAAGAGCAACGTGATAAGATATCTAAATCTAAAACAGGAATAAAACAAAACAGAACAAAACCTAGAAAAGATAAAGGAATACCAAAAAATAATCATATAAATGCTGTTATTAAAGCCAAATCAAAACCAGTACTGCAATATACTTTAGAAGGCATATTTATTAAAGAATGGAGTAGTGGAGCAATGGCTGCTAAAGAATTAAAACTTTATCAACCTAATATAAATTTATGTTGTAATGGCAAAACATCATTTTATAAAGGATATAAATGGGAATTTAAAAAATTAAATTAAATATGTGCGCATTATTTGGTACACAACGCGATATTTCATTATTTAGACACCTTAATAGAGAGTTGTTATGGGATGTTATTACACAACAATGTGTATTTTATCAACTTAAAACAGCTGAAACCAAAGTAAACATTTATGGTGAAGCATCAGGTGCTAGATTTTATGCTGATCCTGTTCTTTTAAACGTATTAATTGAAAGAGGGGATGCCTCTCAACCAATTGTAGACTTTGGTGTTGACTATGAAAGACCAATGACATTTAGATTCCTACGTGATGATCTAGTTGATGCTAGTGTATTACCTGAAACAGGAGATATTATTATGTGGTATGAAGCATATTGGGAAATCAGTAATGTTAACGATAACCAACTTGTAGTTGGAAAAGACCCAGCTTACCCATACAATACAAACCCTTTAAACCCAGGATTAGAAGGATTTGGTTCAAATTGGTCTATAATTTGTACAGCACATTATGTTCCTGCAGATAAAGTAGGTATAACCAGAGAAAGAATTTAACGTATGCCTAGAACTAGAAAACCCAATCCAAAATCTCAAAAGCAAATTTCAAATGATTTGATAAATCCGTATGTAAATCCGGATAATGGGGATTCATACGGTAATCCAAATATACCTTCAAATTTTGAACAATTTACAGCAAATGAACAAAATGGTGTTGGATTTAATCGTTCAAATCAACTTTCATTTAAAGGAGATACAACAAAACCATTTACAATTGGATTTGAAGATATAGATGAGGCGATTCACTATTACTTTTCCAATGTAATTAGACCCTCAGTTATACAAAATGGAGATAGAATTGCAGTACCTGTAATTTACGGTTCACCTGAAAGATGGAAATCAACTCAAAAAGACGGATATTACAAAGATAAAAATGGTGCTATAATGGCTCCAATAATCATGTTTAAACGTGATAGTATAAATAAAGTACGTTCATTGGGTAATAAATTAGATGCAAATAGTCCAAATTTATATACATCTTGGAAAAAAGTATACAATCCTAAAAATGCTTATTCAAACTTTAATGTATTAAATAATAGAATACCAACAGAACAATTTATAGTTAATGTAGTACCTGATTATGTTAATATAAGTTACACATGTACTATTCAAACATATTACGTATCTCAATTAAATAAAATAGTTGAAGCTATAAACTATGCATCTGATGCATATTGGGGAAATCCTGAACGTTTTAAATTCATGGCTACAATTGATTCATATTCAACCCCAATTGAAATCTCAGACAATACAGAAAGAATAGTAAAAGCTACATTTACTTTAAACATTAAAGGATATATCATCCCAGACAATATTCAAAAACAACTTACAGCTATTAAAAAATATAACAGCAAATCTCAGGTTATTATTGGATTAGAGGTTGAAGGAGTAGGGGCTGAATTTTTAACTACTCAAGCTAGAAGGCCTCAAGTACTATTTCCTGGTAACCCAAGTGAGGCAGTTGCTGCTAGTCCTGTAAATCAAGCTACCATAACATACTTAAATTCAAATACTACTTTAAGTGGAACTTATGTTTCTTCAACCACAGCAACTTTTGCAGCAGGTTGGTTAACTGCCCCTGCAGGTTTACCTGCTACTTCACTATCAGATTTTGTATTTTACATTAATGGTGTATTAATAGACAATTCAAATGTTGTGTCATTTACACAAAGTGGAGGTGTTTCCACTTTAGTTTTAGATACTGTAGCTTTAGGTTATAACTTAGAAGCTACAGATGTTATTACTTCAATTGGAAAATTTAGTGTTTAATTTATATTTATAATAAAATGGCAAAAGCAAAGTTACAATCAGCAGTTTCATTTGTAAGAAAACCACGTAAAAGACGTCCGGGAGTTCATGCAAAATCTAAAACAAGTAAAAACAAAACAAGTAAAAACTACATCAAACCGTA